GTTATTCAGGTTATTCAGGTTATTTAGTACTAGGTATTAATACTATATGTAGGTGTTATTACCTTAACGTGTTAGCAAGTAATTATATTTCAGTGTGACGTGGACACCCACTTCGCGCTATTTCGTATCGGAGCGATAAATGAAGATAGTAGATAATAAGGCGTTATTACTTACGCTACGTAACCCCGCAAAGGTTACATCGGTAATACCAAAGAGTAGAGAACTACCTAACAACCAAGTACTTGTTAACTGGGGATTAGAAGAAACGCAGGTGTTGCGTAACATGAATATCAACGCACCCTCTCCAATAGAATCTAAGTATGAATGGACGGGCAAGTACACACCGTTCGATCATCAGAAGGTCACTGCTAGTTTTTTCACGTTAAACCGTAAGAGCTTTTGTTTCAACGAGCAGGGTACAGGCAAGACAGCCAGTGCTATATGGGCGTCTGACTACCTTATGAAGCAGGGGGTAATACATAGAGTGTTAGTTATATGCCCTCTATCTATCATGGATTCCGCATGGCGCAATGACCTGTTTAGTTTTGCCATGCACCGTAAAGTAGACGTGGCATATGGAGCTAAGGCTAAACGCGCAAAGATAATAGAAGGCGATGCTGAGTACGTGATAATAAATTATGACGGGGTAGAGATTGTAGCGGACGCAGTAGCCAACGGAGGGTTTGACCTTATCATTGTGGATGAAGCTACTCACTACAAGAACCCTCAGACAAAGCGATGGAAGACCTTAAATAAGTTAATCGGGCCAAGCACATGGCTATGGATGATGACAGGTACTCCCGCCGCGCAAAGTCCTACCGATGCGTATGGCATAGCTAAACTCGTTAACCCCAAGGGCGTGCCTAGATTCTTTGGTTCGTTCCGCGATCAAGTTATGAGAAAGGTTACAAACTTTAAGTGGGTGCCGAAAGAGGATGCCACGACAACCGTGCATAGGATACTGCAACCGGCTATACGGTTTACCAAAGACGAGTGCCTTGACCTACCACCTATGGTGTACACCAAAAGAGAAGTACCTCTTACCCGACAGCAGTTGAAATACTATAAAGAGTTAAAGGACAAGATGGTAATGGAGGCGGCAGGAGAACAAGTCACAGCAGTTAATGCGGCGGTCGGTATGAACAAGTTACTGCAAATATCCGCAGGTGCAGTGTATACCGACAAGGGGGACGCAGTAGAGTTCGATATATCCCCACGCTACAAAGTACTACGTGAAGTAATAGACGAGTCGAGTAAGAAAGTATTAGTGTTTGTACCGTTCAAGCACACTATAGACATGCTTACCGCCAATCTACGAGAAGATAATATATCGACAGAAGTTATCCGTGGGGATGTGAGTGCAGGTAAACGTACGGAGATATTTAAACGGTTCCAAGAAGCTGATGATCCTCGTGTGTTGGTTATACAACCTCAATCAGCCGCGCACGGAGTTACATTGACTGCGGCTAACACAGTAGTGTGGTGGGCACCGACAAGTTCGTTGGAGACATACGCTCAAGCAAACGCTCGTGTACACAGATCAGGACAAGATCACAAATGTACCGTCGTGCAGCTACAAGGGTCGCACGCAGAGAAACGTGTTTACGCACTGCTAGATAACAGAATAGACATTCACACAAAGATGATTGATCTTTACAAAGAAATACTTGACTAGCTAACGATAAGCTAATAAAGTGAACGTCCCGTTAGTAAAGGAGCGTGTAATGAGTGAAAGTAATACTACCGCTGAACAGTTGACTAAGGTTTATCTAAAGATAAAAGATAAGCGTTCGGAACTTTCTGCGGAATTTAAAGAAGAAGACGGCAAGCTGTCTGAACAGTTAGACAAGGTTAAGAAAGCCTTACTTGGATACTGTAAAGATCAGGGCGTCGATAGTGTGAAGACTTCAGCAGGATTGTTTTACCGATCTGCTAAGACTAGGTATTGGACTAGCGATTGGAGCAACATGCACGAGTTTGTATTAGAGCATGGGGCACCTGAGTTACTTGATAAGCGACTCAACCAAACGAACATGAAGCAGTTCCTAGAAGAAAACCCCGCCCTCGTACCTAAAGGGCTTAACGTAGACTCAGAGTATGTAGTCTCAGTAAGGAGGAAATAATGTCAGTAGCATTTGTACCTATTGAAAATGTAGCGAAGCACTTCTCGGTATCTATATCTACCGTCCGTGCATGGTTACGTAATAATAAAATTCCCACCGATACATATATTAAAGTGGGGCCAACCTATCGTTTCAAGTTACCTGAAGTTGAAGCGGCACTTCTAAACAGTGTTTCATTTACTGTTCCCGAAGAAGACTACCTAACTGAAAGCTCTATGCACGAACAGCTAGAGTTAGATTTGGATGATGACGCCTGATGAGTAGCAACGGCCTACGCCGAATCAGTATACGTGGTGGTAAGTTTCACGTTATAGCTGACGGTGAGGAAGTTACTAGGGATTTAGGTTATATGGATTTGGTGATAGTTAATGCCGCCCCAGTATCTCGCGCTTACTATGGCGATGCGTATGACCCCAATAGGGTTGCGGTACCTACGTGTTGGTCACCTGACACGCAGTTACCAGATAGAGAAGTACCCCAAGAGCAACGGCAGTCTGCGCGTTGTATGGATTGTCCTCAAAATATAAGAGGTTCAGGTTCTTATGGGGGTAGGGCTTGTCGGTTCTCACAACGACTAGCAGTTGTATTTCGGGAACATACCGAAGAGGTGTATCAGTTACAGATACCTGCCACGTCTATATTCGGCAGTACTAATAGTGGTGATAAGGGTATGCAACACTATGCTCGGTTACTCGCTAAACATGATACACCCGTAGTTACTATCATCACCAAGATTTACTTTGATGAGGATAGCGCAGTACCAAAACTTTGCTTTAAGCCAGTAGACCGCTTAGATGAAGACACGCTTGCAAGGGTTTCGGCCATGATTGACCACGAAGATACTATTCGGGCGATCACTATGTCTATCCCCACAACAAGTGAACCTGTGTCTCCGTTTAGTGTGGTGGAAGGTTTCGAGTTAAATGCAAACTAATTAATTAGGATTTATAACATGGCTACAAATAATCAATACCTTATCAATGACGTAGAAGCCCTATGGCCTCGTATCAATAAGACTTACAAGTTCGACAATGCAGAAAACCGCACGATTCCGTGTGACGCGTTTGACGAAGGTGCTAAGTACGAGACTCGTTTCCGTATGACTAAAGACCAAGCTAAGGCTCTCTTTGTATCAATGGTTACCGCATACGAAGCCAAGAAAGAGAAGGGATGGCCTGACAAGTTTGATATGCCTTTCAAGAAAGAAGAAGATGGTACTTATACGCACAAAGCATCTTTGAAAGGGGCGTACGGTAAAGACGCTACGTTTAAGCCTGTACAGTATGACTCGAAAGGCGTTAAACTACCTGAAGACTTCATGCTTACCACGGGTAGTACTGTTAACGTAGCAGTAACCTTTACTCCCTACAACATGCGTGAAGCGGGTGTATCCCTTAGACTACGTGCCGTACAGGTTATCAAGTACGTACCTATGGAAGCCGCATCCCCGTTTGGCGCAGTAGAAGGTGGGTTTCAGTTCTCCGCAGAAGAGAATCCTTTTGAAGTAGTAGCACCTGCCGCACCTGCCGCACCTGCCGCCCCTACGGAAGCAGTAACAGACGCCCTGTTTGGGGATGATGAACCCGCGCAAGTCGAGGAGCCAAAGAAAGTAGTTAAGAAGAAAGCTCCTGCACCGAAAGCATCTGACGATGCACTGGCTGATATAGTAGCCGACTGGGACGACTAATAGTCTCCCACTGTAACAACTACACCCATAGCTAGGATGACTACCGAAAAGGGCGTGCAAGCGCCCCTGCTATGGTACCTCTCGGAATTAGGTACTATTTATGAAAACAGAAGATTTTTTAAGGAGGGTATTGGGGGAAGACGGGCATTACTGCTTGTTCTCTTTTCGTACAAAAGATGACCGGAGGATACAGAAGTTTTACACCTCCG